GCTGATGTCATGAAGGACGAGCAGCAGCCAGCGGCAGCGCGGGTGTCAGCTGCGAACTCCCTGCTTGATCGAGGTTACGGCAAGCCAAGCCAGCCGGTTGACGGTGACGGAGAGGGCGGCCCCATCAAGACCGTCCACGACATTACACTGCGAGGCGTTCGCCCCGATGCAAGCTGAGATCCAGATGCCGGACAAGCTGGTTCCGGTGTTTGAGGGTGAGGCGGACGTAAGGGGTGCATACGGCGGGCGAGGGAGCGCCAAGACGCGCACTTTCGCAAAGATGTCTGCGGTTAGGGCCTACATCTGGGCGATGGCCGGTAGGGCGGGGATTATTCTCTGTGGCCGTCAGTATATGAACAGCCTTGCTGATTCATCCATGGAGGAGATCAAGGCGGCAATCCGGGAAACCGACTGGCTGCTGCCTCACTTCGACATTGGCGAGAAATACATACGCACGGCAGACCATTTGCCGGGGCGGGTCGATTACACATTTGCGGGCCTTGATCGCAATATCGACAGTATCAAGTCGAAGTCGCGGATCTTACTTGGATGGGTGGACGAGGCCGAGCCTGTCACCGAAGAGGCCTGGACAAAGCTTATCCCGACGCTGCGTGAAGAAGACAGCGAACTGTGGGTGACATGGAACCCTGAAAGCGAGCGTTCGGCAACGCACAAGCGGTTCCGCATGTCGGATGACCCTCGCTTCAAGATCGTGGAACTGAATTGGCGGGACAACCCATGGTTCCCCGACATTCTGGAAAGGCAGCGTCAGCGCGACCAACGCGAGCGCCCCGACCAGTATGACCACATCTGGGAAGGTGACTTCGCCAAAGTGCTTGAGGGGGCTTATTACGCCTCGCATCTGACGCAGGCGCGGGCAGAGGGCAGGGTGGGTCGTGTCGCAGCCGATCCCCTGATGCAGTATCTGGCATTCTTGGACATTGGCGGAACGGGCCTTAATGCGGACGCCTGCGCCATCTGGATAGCCCAATGGGTAGGGACGCACATCCGCTTCGTGGATTACTACGAGGCGCAGGGGCAGCCGCTGGCAACGCATGTCACATGGCTGAGGGAAAACGGATACGGGCGGGCAACTGTTGTCTTGCCGCATGACGGACTGCAATCGGACAAGGTTCACGCAGTCAGCTACCACAGCGCGCTGACGCAGGCGGGCTTTGATGTGGTGGTCGTGAAGAACCAAGGCAAGGGCGCTGCCCTCGCAAGGGTGAACGCGGCCCGCCGCCTGTTCCCGTCGATGTATTTTGACGAAGAGAAGTGCAAGCACGGCCTGGCTGCGCTGGGCCACTATCACGAGCGCCGCGATGCAGAACGCGGGATAGGCCTTGGGCCGATGCACGATTGGGCCAGCCATGGCGCTGACGCCTTCGGGCTGTGTGCGGTTGCTTATGAGCAGCCCGACCACCGGGGGCCGAACGAATATGAAGATGATCGCGAGCGCAGTAGCGTGACGGGATATTGAGGGGGCGTTGATGGAAGAAGAAACGCCTGAAGTGGTGGAACCCGTTTCGCCTCTGGACGCCCTGCCTATCCTTATGGCTTATGCCGAGGCAGAAGGCGACATCTCCGAACTGCTGACGGACGAGCAGATCAACCGTCTGACGCAGGAAGTGTGCGACAATTACGAGAGGGACGAGCAGAGCCGCGACGATTGGCAGGAGGTTGCGGAAAAAGCGCTTAAGGACATGGCGCGCTGCGACTTCGGTGAAAAGGACTATCCGTGGAAGGACGCGGCCAACGTCCATTACCCGCTGCTGCCCTATGCGGTGATGCAGTTCAACGCTCGGGCCTATCCAGCGATTGTAAAGGGCGACGAGGCGGTAAGCTGCAAGGTGGTCGGGTCTGATCGCGGCTTGCCGATGATGGACCAGCAGGGCCAGCCTGTGTTCCAGCTTCAGGGCATGCCGGTGGCTATGACGCCGCAGGGGCCTGCCATAATGACCCCGCAAGGGGCAATGCCGCTTCCTGAGGGCGCACAGCCTGAGCCTGTGTGGAAGCGTGAGCCGGGGGCCAAGTCGAAGCGTTCCGAACGCGTTCGCGATTATATGAACACGCAGCTGTTCTATCGCATGGACGATTGGGAAACTGAGACGGACACGCTGCTGTTCCAGATGCCCGCCATCGGGTGCGGGTTTCGCAAGATCTGGTATGATGGGGAGAAGCACCAATCACGGTTCGTTCCCGCGCTGAATCTGGTCGTCAACAATGACGCGAAGTCGCTGGCAGATGCTCCGCAGATCACGGAAAAGATCGACGGTGTCTATCCGTTCCACATCGAACGCGACATTGCGATGGGCAAGTATCGCGCCATTGATCTTGATCCGTCAGAACATGACGCGCGGCTGCTGATCGAACAGCAATGCCATTACGATCTGGACGGCGACGGAATGGCCGAGCCGTATATCGTGACGGTGGACCACAAGTCGAAGCAGCTTTTGCGGGTCGTGCCCGACTTCGCGCCGGACAACGTCAAACTAGTGGGGCAGCGCATCGCCTATATCGAGCGGCGCACGTTCTATGTGAAATACGAGTTCCTGCCGCACCCTGAGGGCAAGTTCTACAACGTCGGACTGGCGCATCTGCTGGACCAGTATGGCGAAGTCATCAACACGATCCTGAACCAGATGATCGACGCCAATCACGCGGCAACCGCTGGCGGCGGCTTCGTCGGTTCGGGGCTGCGTATTCAGGGGCAGGGGCAGACATCGTCGCTGCGTTTCCGCCCGGGCGAATACAAGACCGTGCCTGTGACGGGTTCGGCGCTGCGTGACGGCATTTACGAGCGGACCTATCCGCAACTGTCGCCGGTCATGTTCCAGTTGCTGGAATTGATCCTTGGCGCAGCGAGGGACATCGCGAGCATCAAGGACGTTCTGTCCGGTGACGCATCGAACAACGGTCAGGTCGGCACGACGCTGGCACTGATCGAACAGGGCCTTCAGGTATTCACCGCGATCTACAAGCGGGTCTATCGGGGGCTGAAGACCGAGTTCACGCTGCTGTTCAGGAACATCGGGCACTACGCGAACGAGGAAACGCAGGCCGATTACATGGAACTGCTGGATGATCCGCAGGCGGACATCATGGCGGACTTCAACGCGACGGACATGGACATTCGGCCCGTGTCGGATCCGTCCAGCGTCACGAAGATGCAGAAAATGGCGCGGGCGAACTTCTTGATGGAGACGGCGGAAATTCTGTCTGCCGCTGGCGGTGATGTGCGCGAGGCGCTGCGTCGGGTTTACGAGGCTGCGGACGTTGAGGACATCGACAAACTGCTACCCCCGCCGAACCCTGAAGCGATGCAGATGCAGCAGATGGGTGCGCAGATGGAAATTCGCGGCAAGGCGGCGAAGGCCCAGAAGGACGAAGCGGACGCTGCGGCCAAGATGGCAAGCATCGGTCGCGAAAATGTGAAGGTGCAGACCAGCGCCAACATCGACTTCGGCAAGCTGGAACTGGACCGGGATAAGGCACAGTTGGAAGCCCTCAAGGTGGGGATGAGCAGTGCCGACCAAGGATGAATTTGACGAGTGGCGCGGCCACCCCGTCAGTGAGTGGGTCATGGGCATAATGCAGGCCCATGCCGGAAAGCAGAAAACGATGTGGGCCGACATGGCCTGGAATGATGGAAACATCGACCCGCAAGCACTCTTGGAAGCAAGGGTGAGGGCCGATTGCTACCTTGAGATTCCGAACGCATCGTTCGAAGACTGGAGCAATCTGAGTGATCCCGAAACTTGAGGACTGCAAGCCCGGCCTGAAGCCGCTGGGCTACAACGTATTGGTTGCACTGGACGTTCTGGAGGAACGCACCGCTGGCGGCCTGTATCTCCCCGACAAGCACAAGGAACGCGAAGACAGCGCCTCTGAGAAGGGCCGACTGGTCGAAGTGTCCGAGATGGCTTTCAAGGGCGGCGACTGGACGGGTTGCGAAACCCCTGTTGCTGGCAATGCCGTGCTGTTCCAGCGCTATGCGGGCAGCGAGTTCGAAGGCGACGATGGCCGGAAATACCGTATCATCGCAGACACCGACCTGAAAGGGGTTTTCCATGAATCGTGATATTGGATCGTCGGAAAATGCCGTCGCTGTCGATGCGTCGTCTTCCGATCAGACATTTTCGCAGTGCCGGGGCATTTACATCGGCGGGGCCGGTGATTTGATTGTTCGCCTCAAGGGGCGGG